ACGAGAGGACCGGCGCCAGCATATGAAGAACGCACATAAGGCACGTCGAAGATGACTTGGACGAGGGTGGTGGTGACAGCAGCAGTGACTTCAGCGAAGGCAATCCAAGGGCCAGTCTCGTAGGGAGCAGCTTCCAAGAAGATGGAAGGGCCTGCGGCAGCACTCTTTTGGACCCAGAAGCAACGAGCAGGAGAACCGTCAAAGCGGTAGTCGAGGTCGATGGGATCGCTGGTCGTGGTCGCAGATGTACTGACCTGGAATGGAATGACGCGAATAGTTTTAATGCCGGGCATGGCTTGCTCCTAAGACAAGTGAAGCAGACCCCAACCCGAAGGAGAAGCCTGCTTCAGCTTGTTAGCCGATTACAACGTGGACGATGACAGAACCTGCCGCCACAGTCGAGGTAGCAATAGACACGATGGCCTGAACCGTGGTATCCGCCGCCAGCGCAATGCTATTGGTAGAGACCTGGGCACCAGTGCCAGCATAAGCTCGACGACCTGTAGTGTTTACAGTTGTGGCTGCATACAGGGTAGCAGGATTCGCCGAAGTGCCAACAGTGATCTTGGTGTCAAGATTATCGTAGGCAGTCGTGATATCGAGGACGCACTCATAGAAGTTGGAACCAGCCGGAGCCACAAACAACGGGATAGTAGTAGCGCCCGCAGCAGTGCCTGACTTGGCAGTATTGACAACAACAGAGTAACGGCCCGGTACACGAGCGGTCGTCAAATCTACAACAGAGCCAGAAGCTGGTTCGTGGTTTGCGATGTTGACAGGAAAGCTAAAAGTAGTCATCTGATTCTCCTTGAGAATGGAGGAAAGGGGACCGAAGTCCCCAATCCATTAGGTTGAACCAGAGGAGCCGTACCACTGACGCCAGTCAGACCAGCCAAAGCTGTAACGCTCGCGGGCCTTGTAGCGCATGTTGCCCGTCAGGAAGTCCACATCGTCCTTGGTGGCCAGCGGCGCACGGACAAACATCTTGGTACCATTCGGCACATCAGTGCGAATGAACCAGCCGTTCGTATCCGTGAAGCGATGGTTGACGGTGTAGCCCTTCGAGAACAGACCCATGTCCTTCATAGCGTTCGTGTCGTTGTCCGCCGTACCGACGCGCAGGTCGGAGAACAGAATGCGGTGAGCAACGAACTGAAGCTGCGGAGGAATGTGCAGGCTCACAGCGCGGGCGCCGATCAGCAGGCCACGGTCATCCTTGGTCAACGAGATGTTGATAAGGGCCGCTTCAAGGGCAGTTTCGGACAGGTCCGAGCTAACCTTGTTGGACTGCGTGCCAGCCGCCAGCGTGGGGTGGTCAGTAGCGAAGAGAGGCTTGCTGTCGCCGCCAGCATAGAGGGCGCTGGTGGAGAAGCCGTTGTTGAAGACGTTAGCGGCCTTCACCTGCTTGGCGTTCGCCATAGCGCGGCCCATCGCATTCGCCTTCATCTTGCCCGTCGTGCCATAGAGGTTGTCCTCGATAGCTTCTTCGGTGATGGCGAAAGCCATGGCAACGGTTTCGTGGGTGTAGCGGCTCGTCCAAGCTTCAGAGGCGGTGTCGAAGAACACCTGATCGCCTTCGCTCTTGGTCGGGGCCGTACCGAAGCCCGTCATCAGCACTTCTTCTTCGAACGAACGATCCGAACGCTCAACGTCGAACAGCGGAGTGTGTTCGTTGTCGATGCTCTTATATGCCGTACCGAAGATAGCGTTGAGGCCGGGAACAAGCTGCTTCGCAAATTGTGCGCGAGTCAAAATAGTCATTGTCTATGTCCCCCTATTAAGCCGCAGAGACCTGCTGGAGGATCGGACCATTCAGCTTGACGACCACGACCGGGTACGGATCGCCCCAGTTGTTGTCGACAATGTTGGCCAGACCCACAAGCTTCAGCGCGGTGCCGACAGCGGAGGTACGGGTGGACGCATCCAGCGTATACTGGGACGTGCCGTACACCGAGTTGACATCGCCGCCCGACGCGGTCACATCAAAGTTCAGGCCGAGGTCGCCCGCCGTAACGGAAGCGTCAGCCTGAATGATGAACAGGGCGTTGGGATTGTCCACGACGTAGGCGGTCGGGCGGTCGGAACCGTCGTACAGGCCAGCCGAAGACGTATCTGCGGGGATCGAGTTCTTGAGTTGAGGCTGCTTCGTGGTCGGGTCGATCCACGCAAAGCCAGCAGCGACACCCAGCAGGGGGCCACCACCAGAACCAGCCGACGTAATTACGCCACCCGACAGCTTGACCGGAGAACCCTTGCCGAGGTCCGGGCAGTTAGCGCCGTTGGGAAGCGGATAAGCGCGGACTTCGTTGCCGTGCGTGCCAAGGGCAGCTACAGCGCGAAGACCGAACGGGGCAAAAGATTGTGCCACCTTCTATCCTCCTTATGTGTTATCCGAATGAGGGCCTGCGCCCCCTGGAATATCGTTTGGAACCTTCGTTAGCGAATTGCAACTTACGGCCACCGTCTTCGTAGCTAATCGTCTTGAGGTCGTAAGCCTGCTCCGCTTGAATGGCCCGATCTTCTGACCACTTTTGGATGGCTTCCGCACGGCGACGAGGTAGCTTGCCAAGGACGAGGTCCCCGTTAATGGCTGCACCGGCCAACGCAGAAATTTTGCTTTCGAGTCCGGGGAAAACGTAACCTTGAGGAACTTCCTCGATAGGGACGAATGCCCACCCTTCCCGCAGGCGCGCAGAGACGTTGTTAAAGTCTTCTTCGTTACCAGCCCGGAACCTGATCCAACGATACACGTAAGCGTCTTGGTCAGGCATTGGGGGGATTTCTAGCGCGTTAGGAGGATTATACTCCATATCAAGAGGATTTTCAAGTGGTTCGTCGACGGCGTTATCGGGAACCGCGAACATTTTGTTTTTCATTACAGAATCTCCGTATACTGGCTGGTGGTCTGCTGGGCACGTTCGGTCTTGGCTTTCTCGCGGGCGTATTGCTCGATGCTAATGCCAAGATGGTTGGCCATGTCCCGGTCGGCTTGCGTAATAGAGACGCGGATTTTGCCGGGCGCCGGGGAGGGGGCAGACCTGTTTTGGATGGTAGGATTGTTGGAAGCGGGGCGGGCTGCTGGAGCTTTGCCGCCAAACTTCTGGGGGAACTCCCGCTTCAGGCGACTGTCGAGTTCATCGAAGTAGTCGGGGTCGTCGGGTGTATAGCCGTCCGCAACCATTTGCTGGTCGAGTACGCGGGCGCTGGCGGTGAGGACAGCATCCTTGTTGAACCAATCTTTGTTGCGTTGGTACCACTCCATGGCAGCGGGAGAGGGCTGTTTCTTAGGGGGCGCCTGCCGTGTCTGCTGGGTCGGCTGCTGCGCTGCCTGGCCAGTAGGCGCCCTGTGAGTAGGGATCGACCGCCTTTCCTTTTCAGCCTGAGCTTTGGTGGCTGCAAGGGTAGCGATCTGTTGTTGGATTTCGAAAATCTTGTCTCGGTCGCCCGCATCATAGGCAGCATCGAAGTCGCGTCGCAGTGCATACATTGACGAATCGAGTTGCTTGATGTATAGATCGAAGCCGATGGATGCACCTTCATTAGCTTCGGCTTCCGCCTTGCGGGCACGGGCCTCGACGACAGCCAGCTTGGCCTGCGCTTCCCGAAGCTGTTCGGCGTACAGGTCACGTTGGTTCTTGAGGCGCTGGCTGCGCGTTAGCTTCTTGCGTTCTGAGGCAGGTTCCGATGAAGCTTCGTCTTCTTCGTGATCGCTCTCTTCAGCGCGTGCTGGAGAAGGCGCGGGTTCTGGATCGGCAGCAGGAGCTTCTGGTGCTGGAGACTCTTCCACGATTTCAATGTCGGAGTCTTCTGCGGAAGCTGCTTTTGCGCCGGGATTGTCAAGATCAATTTCTTGATAGCCGGATTCGGACATAGGTTATTCCTTAAAGTTTGCGTCGAGGTATTCGGGTTGTTCGACGACGAGTTCGATGTTGGACGGCTTGATGAGGAGGAGCTTGACGCCCTTCCACCAAATCTTCTGGCCCGCCAGCTTGGCGTAGACGATGTAGTCACCGGGCTTGACCCACGGGCCTTTCCGGTATATGTCTTCGTCCATGAACGCCAGTTCGCCCAAAGCCAGGACGCGCCCCACCGTATTGAGGTATTCGCGGTCCTCTCGGAATGTGTCTGGAAGCAGGATACCGCCCGTGGTCTTGCGCCGAATTGGCACAGGCCGGACAAGAATCCCTACGCCAGGAATCCTAGGCAGTGGGTTGGGATCAGGAATGTCGTCCTGCGAAACCCACTGGTCGTTAGTTAGCGCCCCGTCAAGAGGCGTACGGGTGGTAATCATTAGTTCCTTTCCTCGGATGGTTTGGATTCTACGAGATCGTAGAGGAGTTGCACGGCCATGTTCAGACCGGCAATAGTGCCGCAAGCCCTTGCATATTCTTCGAAGGACTTGGCGGAACCTCGTGCGAGGGCGTCTTTTTCGCGCTCAACTCGCTTGTTGACTTCAGCTACATACTCTGATAGTAGTCTCATGTAGGCGGATTGTTTGCCCTCTCGGCAAGTTGTTTGGCTTGAATATCCGCTAATTTAGCGGAGTTGTCAAGTATTTTGCCAGAAGCCGCGATTTGGTTTTGCTTCTGCTTCTGCTGGGCGTCGAGCAGCATGCCCGTTTCCTTGAGGTCTAGTTCGCGGTTCTTGAGAGCGATCTTGGCTGCTTCACGTGTGTCTTGAGATTGGATGCGCTGCCCGGCCATTTCAAGTTCGGCTGCCTGTAGCTGGACCATCTGCTGTTCGATGTTGGCCTGTTGCTGTTGCGGATTGCTGGCAGCGGAAATCTGCACAAGCTGGGTAGCGATCTGGCCTTGGACGTTCTCGTCTTGGATCGGCATGCCCATCTGCTGCGCCAACTGCATAGCTTGGGCTATGAACATCAGGACCTTGTGTTCGGCGATGTTGGCGGATAGGAGTTGCTGGCCGACCGCGACGGTGGGATCGTTGGTGCCCTGCATCTGAGGCGCTTGTAGGAAGGCCGTCTTGACTGCAATGTGGGCAGCGTGGTTCTGGCCTAGCTGGGCTTTGATGGGCTTGCCCGACATAGCTGCTTGGACTTCGGTGAGGGGATCGGCGCTAATGGCTTTGGCTTCCGGGTCGATCAGGATTTTGTCTACGTTCTCGGTGCCCATCGCAAAATAGAAGCGCCGCAACACTTCGCGCATGTCGTGCAGTTGGGGGAATTGCTGGGCCGTCGACAGTTCGATTTGGGCCTTGGCTACGCGTTGGGATTCGGTGAGGGCATTGGGGTCGGACGCGGGAATAACGTCCACTGCCATCGGATCGAAGTCTTCGCGGCGCACATATTCGTTGTCGGAGCCGACCACAAAGTTGACAAGGTCGGGCAAGTTCTCGTAATTGAGTTCGCCGATTTGCTTGAGGAACTCGCCTTGCGAGTGGTGGAGGCGCTTGTGGATGGACGAGTAGAAACGTTGGGAGGCTTCGAGGAGGGCGAGGGTGGTGCCGACCGGGCCATAGTTGGTGGCGTTGGAAGCGACCTCGTCGGTGGCGTCGGCGAACTTTTGGCCGGAGTCCACCATGTACTTCATCAAATTGAAGAGGGTAGCGGACGGTTCCTTGGCGGGCAGCGGGAAGAACGCCTTGCTGAGTTCTTCGGGGGACAGGTTGACGTCGCGCCATTCGCCAAAACCGAGCGGGGTGTCGGTCTCAGAGAACTTGGCGTCTTGGGATTTGAAGCCCGCCTGCCAGTTGGCATATTGGCCCGCATCGACCAGGGCGCGGAGGGCTGCGGTGGTGGAAGCTGCCAGATCGCCGATAAGGTGGACGTACCCGAGGGCATAGAAGCCGAACGCCGGAATGAATTGGTCGACGGTGTACCACTGGCGCTTTTGGCGGGCCGGGTCAGCTTCACGCCAGTTGCGCTTGATGGAGTAGACGCTACCCGTCTTGGAGTTGAAATGGACGATGTAGGGCGCGTAGCCGCCTTCAGGCAGGAGGGGATCGTCGCCGTTCAGATCGAGGTAGCAGTGCGACTCGCCGACCGAATAGCCCTTGCGCTCGAGGGACATGTCAAAGCCCTGCGCTTTGGCGATGGCGTCGGTGATCTCGTTGGTGTCGAGGGTTTCCTCGGCGTCGTTTTCGGAAGCGGGCAAAAAGGTGCCAGAGGCTACGAGGTTGTCCATTTTGCGAACGGACAGTTCCATGATCTCGATGTACTCTTCGGCATCGCGAAGGTGGGCGCTGGCCGGATCAGTGTAGAAGTTCTCGACATAGACGATGGTGGGGTCGGGCACATCGGTTACGCCATTCCAGCCGACTTTGCGGATGCCCACGCCCATGAAGCCCACGCGGAACAGGTTCCGTTCGAGGTCATTGTAGAAGCCGGGGATTTGCTCGGTGAGTTGGTAGTTCATGTAGGTGCGGACGCGGGCGGCTGCCTGTTCGCGGGGCACGTCTACGTAGCCACGGATTTTGGTCCGAACCGGACCTTTCGCGGGCCAGAGTTCTTGGATGGCTTTGGCTTGGAACTTGACGACGTTCTCGATGAGGAGGGGGTGGACCGCCGTGCATGCGCCTTCGACATCGGAGTTGCCCGCGCCGTCGGTGTTCAGGCCCAGCCACTGGACGCCCAGCTTGATCTTCTCTTCCCATTCCTGGCGCCCGTTCTTGAAGTTCTGGAGGGCGTCTTGCCGGGCCGAGCCAATGTCGCGCAGCACGTTGTCTTCTAGTAGGGGTGCCAAGTTGGCGCCGAACGACATGTCGACTTCGATTTCCTCGACGTCTGGAATCACCTCCAAAGACTCTTCGGAGAATTCGAATTCCATAACGGGTTCTTCGGTTTCGAGATTATCGGACATGGGTTACTTGACTCCAATAGGAACGGAAGGGTTTGCGACGCGAGACGCGGTCAGGCTGATTGACTGTTTCTTGGGTCAGTTCGTAGCGGCGCCGCAAATACAGCAGGGCCATGACCATGGCATCGACGGCGTCGTCGTGAGCGCCCTTGGGGAACTCGAGGGCCTCTTGAAGGAGTTCGGCACCGTACTTGCGCTTCAGGGGTATCCAGACACGCTGACGTTCGATGATGCCCGACACCGCGTGGGCACGAGCTACTTTATCACGATCCGGCTGAAAAGGCAACACGGGCAAGCCGTTAAGCTTCAGGTCTTGGAGGAGGGATTGGCCCGAGGCTTTGTTTTCGATGATGATCCGGTCAGGCTTAAAGATGGAATGTTGCTCTTTGGCAGCGGCCCGGAGTTGGGGGAAGGACCAGCGGCCCCGCACTTGATTGAGGAGGATCGCGTTAGGCTCTTGATATTCATAGCCTTTCTCGTCCGTGAAGGTCAGGTGGAATATGCCCCAGGTCTGGATGACGGAGAAGTCGGCTTTGGATTTGGTGCTGAAAGCCGTGTCGAGGGTCTGAATGATCTCGTCGCATTCGGGCGGGTCGTCCTCGTCCCAATCCTGAAAGTCGTCTTTGTTGAAGACGTTACCGTCCTCCCCGGTCGGGGTCTGCATGTACAGCGCGCCCCAATCGGAACGCGACAGACCTTCGCGGGTGGATATGAGGTCGTCCATCGTAATGAACTGGGGCCAGTAGGATTGGCCTTCCGGCAGCATCAGATAGTCGGACGCAGGCTTGTCGAGGATGGCTGGTATGGATATGACTTCCCACTGGTCGACGCGGGCATTGCGGGCGGACTTGTCGAGCAGGTAGCCGCTAAGGTCGCGGACGTGCCAGCGCGTGTTGACGAGGACGATGCGGGAGTCGGGCAGCTTACGGGAGCGGAAGCCGGGGCCATACCAGTTGTTGACGCGCTCACGTTCGGTGTCGGATTTGGCGGTCTGTTCGGAGAGGGGGTCATCGAGAATGCCCAAGTTGAAGCGGTAACCAGCGATGGACTTGCCCGCGCCCGCTGGCATGAAGGAGCCGCCTGTGGCCAGCTTCCAGTTGGTGACGCCCGACATGTCGTCGCGGATTTGCACGCCCGGAAAGATTTCGAGGTATTCGGAGGAACGCACGAGATCGCGGATACGGCCCGAACATTCGACGGCCTTGTCGGTGGTGTGCGAAATCCACATGAAACGCCAAGTGGGGTGGCGACCCATGCACCAAGCCGTGAAGAGCATGAGGAGAACGGACTTCATGGAGCCGGGTGGCAGCATGAGCATGAGGCGGTCGACGGAGCCTGCGTCCACGTCTTGGAGGGTGGCGGCAATGGCTTCGATGTGGCGCCCGTCCCGGTAGGAATTGCCGTCTAACATCAAATGGGCGAGCAGCTTAACGAAGACATAAAACTCTTCACGGGCTTCGATAATTGCCTTCTTCTCAAGAAGGTCTGCCAACTCAGCTTTAGCTTGCAGCAAAGAGTCTTCGACGGGAATTCTGTTATTCATGGTCATAGCTGTTTTGTTTTTGAAGGTTCTGCCAAGCCGGAATTATTTGGAGATTCCAAGGAACATGCAATCCGCAAACCAATTCTCCCTGTAAAGGAACAATATGGTCCACATGGTATTCGTAACCAATCATATCGGATACCCGTTTGGCTTGGGCATACACCAATAAAAGGTCAGAACTACTTACCCATTTAGGCTGGGCATACTTCCTTTTTGCACGCCTTGTCGCTGTCTGCGTCCTAACCTTTTCGATATTCCGACTCTTCCAATCTTTGATTCTGGCGTTGACTACCTTACGATTTTTGTCGGCATACGTTTTAGAATTGCGCGCGACTGCTTCCCTGTTTGTAACCGCCCATGCTTTTACTCTGGCTTGAGCGCACATGACACACCCGCCGTTATTGGTATAACGCAATCCCAAATGGCCCCGTTTACACGGGGTTGTGGACTGATATGTTTTAGTGGATACGGAGTTTGCGCTCAATGTCCGGCTCGGCTTCCTTGAGGATGGCAGTCAGTTCGCTAATGCGCGTGTCGAGTTCTTCTTTGGAGTGGATCGTGCGATGCGTGATCTCTTTCTTTTCTACGAACATGCCTAGGTACTTGGCTAGGTTTTCCATGGCGCGGTTGGCGTTGGTGAAGTCGCCGGACTGCATGGCTTGGGTGGCGATGTCGTTGAACCATTTGACGACATCTTCGACGTTGATTTTCATGCGGGCTTTCTCCTCGATCTCGAAGGCTGTGACTAGGTCATGGAAGTAGGGGATGGACAGGTTCTCGTCTGCCATTGCTAGAAGGACGCGCGAATTGTTGGTGTCGTAGCCCGCGAGGCGCATGGCGCCGCATTTGTTGGTGCGCCCGTTCAGAGCGTATTGGCGGGCGAACTCGACTTGCTTGGGGGTGAGGCGTTTGATTTTGGAGATTTTGTCCCAGTTCGCTTGCCAAGTTTCGCGCAGGTGTTCGCGTACATCGCGGATGGCTTTGACGTTGTAGGACTTGACGGTGCGGGCAGGCTTGTGGATATTGAGTTCGCGAAGTTCGCGTCTATAGATTGCCGCACGGTTCGATTGAGAAGGCGGGTTAGGACGCTTGGCTGCCGCCCGCTTGGCTGACTCGACTAGGTATTTGGGTTTGGGTTTGGTGCTTCGCTTGGGTTCGTCACTCATGAAGGTGGTGCCTCGTCATCATCGCAACGCACGATGGACAAACGCGAGCGACCCTTCTGGCCTTCTTGAGCGTGGGTGACGCGGCCAGCATTAAAGAACCGCAAGCCATGACGTTCAAGGGCGGGGCGAATACGCTTCAGTTCGGCAGCAACGCCGTGTGATGTCTGAGGCAAACGCTCACGTGGTCCAATGTGCATTTCAAGTTGTCCAATCAGGTCGGAGTAGGTGCCTGAAAATTCCTTCTGGTTTTCCATCATCCGCAGGAGGGCGGAGGCCATGCCGTTGAATTCGAGCATTTGGATTTCGGCGTTGGAACGGTTGTTGCTATAGACTTGCATCAAGCGCCCTTCCGGCCAACCAAAAGCTTGTTCGGCGGCAACGGCCCACACGGCAAATGCGGACATACGCGGCTTTTCAGCCAGCACTACATTACCATAGTTTTGCGTAGCAATCAATGCCGCATTCATGAGGGAGCCTAATAGTTTTGAGTGCAGCGTGCTAAAGGTTTCCCAGAACTCGAAGTCGTCGCGGCGTTGGCGCGGGTCGATGCGGGGCAGGTGGACGTGGATGGAGCGGTCCACAAGGTCGCCGCGTTCGACGACGTCAGGAATGCCATTCATGGCTACGGGGCGGCAGACGCGCACGGCGGACTCTTCGGCGTTGGTGTAGAGCGCGCGGCCACCTTGGGCGCCAGTGCCGGTGGAGATGACGCAGAGGGCGTCGGACATCTTGTTGGAGATGTAGGAGACGTTGTCGTAAGCCAATATGAAAGAGTTGCGGACCATGGCTTGGAGGTCGCGCTGGTCTTCGGGCGGGGTACGCATATCGAGGGCGTGCGGGTCGATGATGCGGCGCAGGAGGCGCAGGACGGTGGACTTGCCGGAGCCTTGCTCGCCCGATATGGTGAGGACCGGATAGGGACCTTCGGGGCGCATGCAGCCAAGGAGCCATGCGGTGAGGAGCATTAGGTTGTCGTCGTCGGCAGCAATGAAACGGCGCAGCAGGGACGGGAATTCTGAGGCGGGTGGGGAGAGGTCGGGGTCCACGGGGGGCAGCATGCCCGCGCCACGCAGGAGGGGG